TATCGTTTTACGTGCTGCACGAGCAGCATATCCCAAACCGACACGACCAACCATACCAGATACATTTGTAAGCATGGAAGCTCCTCGAATTATGTTTTGCAACATGCGAGCAGAGCCATCCATATTGAGGGCAAGTTGGGTTTCAGGTCTAACCACATTATTAACTAGTTCCAAACCACGCATATCTGATTCAGCGGGTTTTAGATCACGTACTGTGGGGCCAACAACTTCTATGATATGTACAGTTTCGAATTCGAAAATACTTCCCGGATTTGCTCCAGTAATGTACATACCCATAAAGTGGTAGTCGGCCCCTCCAAGAACGCTATCCTCACCAGCAAAGGAGACAGCTACGTCTTCATCATACTGATATTCAGCAGGTAGAGTGGGGGAATAAGTCAGAAACGTCCACCGTTTAGAGACAGGAACTCGAAAGTAAGTCTCGTAATTGGCAGCAGTAGCTAGATTTAAAAGGGAAAGGGATTGGTGACCAGGGGTAATTACTCCATGTATAATACCAGACCTATAAATGTCAGCACCAGCGTATCGAATTCTAACACCAGCGGCAACTAGCCTTATTGTCAGTAAGGGACTAGCAGCCTCAGCGAAATCGAAATCACTATTGTGATTGACAGCAGAATAATTGACGGTAAGAGCACCGCCAGTATCAAGTTGAGGCATGGTAGTGCCCCCAGGATTGGGGACATTACTATAGAGAATTAAGGGAACCATATTATCAACAGCATTGTTGTAATTGTTTGCCAATCTTCTTGGCGCGAACGCTACCTGAGAATTTCCATCAGAACCACAAGTAAATGTGGATCTTGAAAAACACTTCAATCTCCTACTTTTAAGGGAGGGGAAAGAAGGTACACAAGGTAATTCTTCAGGTATGGTGGGAAAACCCATCACAGCATTTGCAGAAGCCGCTGTGGCATCTACAAAAGAAAAAGGATTGACTAACGCAACTGCATAAAGTCTGGCACATCGAGACATAGGGTGTCCATCACCATGGGGAACGGCGATAGGCATCCGAATCTGATCCCTAGTAGCCTGAGCTGCCATTGAATTAAAAACACTACCACCCTGAGGGACCCGTCGGGGTCTAGGGTTGCGATTTCTCGCAGGCATTGGTT